AAGAAAAACCGGTTACACTCCGTGTAACCGTGTCGTAGTACCCCGTGTTTTCCCACGCAACCAAAGGAGATTTGACACACAATGTTTTTGCAGCACCTAGTCTCAGCCGCCGAAGCGGACTTTATTCCAGAAATGCTTTCTGGCGATGCTTCTTTCACCCCGCTTGACCCCCTCACCCCTGCAGAGACTCTCTCTGCCCAGCACAAAACCAGCGAGTGGCTAAAGAGTCTTACAGAAGACGACGATGAGATACTAACGGAAGCCCAAGAAGAAAAAACCACAGAAGCATTTAACGCCTTAGTTACTGCTGACCCGCAAGCCAAACAAAAACTTTTACAACTAGACCTACCCCACGAGATAAAAAGTGCAATTGGTATGGTCACTGCCTACCAGTGGAAGTTTATCGAGCAGGCTGAACAGCTAAGGTCGATGAGTGTATCGAAGATAGTCAAAGAAACCGACCACCCAGACGCTCGGATACGGCTAAAAGCCTTGGAAATGCTGGGTAAAGTCACAGAAGTGGCGCTTTTCACCGACCGCGTCCAAATCAAAAATGAAGAAATCAGCGACGAAGAGCTCGATGCCCGCATTAAGGAGAAACTAGGGCGGTATATGGGCGCAGTCGACATTGTCGACGTGGAAGAAAAAGAATGAAGTACGATTTCATGACCCCAGAAGAGGCGCTTGCGGCGCAAAAGGCGCTCAAGTACATGACGAAGTACGAGAAATTGGTGTTTTTAGACGAGCTAACGGCAAAAGATCACAGGCACAGACTTAAAGTAGCGAAAAAGAATCCGATTGCTTTTGCAAAACGTGTATATCCGGGGTTCAAAGTGGGACCCCATCACAAAAAACTAGCCAAAATATTCCAAGATGTCGTAGACGGCAAAAAGAAACGGGTGATTATTAATATTGCACCCCGTATGGGTAAGTCGGAGTTCTCTAGCTACCTGTTCCCAGCGTACTTTTTGGGTAATTACCCAAACAAGAAAATCATCATGGGCACCCATACAGCGTCTCTCTCGGAAGACTTTGGTCGACGAGTAAGGAACTTAATTGAATCCGAAGAATATCAAGAAATCTTCCCAAACACCGTGGTGGCAGACGACCAGAAAGCGGCAGGGAAATGGTCTACTGGCGCTGGTGGTCAGTATTACGCTGCTGGTGTCGGCGGGGCTTTGGCAGGTCGTGGTGCTGACCTATTTGTTATTGACGACCCACATTCTGAACAAGATATGAAGGCGAATAGCCGCTTGGCGTTTGACAATGCGTGGAGCTGGTTTCAAACCGGACCGCTACAACGTCTCATGCCGGGTGGTGCAATTATTGTCATTATGACAAGATGGTCGTTGTTGGATTTGACAGGGCGCTTGATTGATTACCAGATTAAAAACCCAGAGACCATACCTTGGGAAATCGTACAGTTGCCAGCCATCATGGACGATGGCACAGAGAATGAGAAATCGCTTTGGCCTGCGCAATGGAGTTTAGAGGCGTTAAAGAACACAAAAGCCAGTATAGACCCACGGTTTTGGAATGCACAGTACATGCAGAACCCCACGTCTGATATGTCGGCGCTGGTGTCAAGAAAAGACTGGCAAGTATGGGAAGCAGACGAACCACCCCCATGTGACTACGTGATTCAGTCTTGGGATACGGCACACGAAGTTAAGACGTCTAGCGACTACAGCGCATGTACGACATGGGGCGTTTGGTACAACAACGAGGACAAGAACAGCCCAAACCTGATCCTACTAGACGCTTTTAAAGAGCGCATGACCTTCCCGGAGTTAAAAGCGATGGCACTCAAGCACTACAAAGAGTGGAATCCAGATGCGTTTATCGTGGAAAAGAAAGCAGCTGGCGGTCCGTTAATTCAAGAGTTAAGACGTCTTGGTATACCTGTACAAGAGTTCAGTCCGTCTCGTGGTAACGACAAAATGGTCAGGTTAAATGCAGTAGCCGATTTGTTTACGAGTGGCAAAGTGTGGGCGCCAGATACCCGTTGGGCACGTGAAGTGATTGAAGAAATTGCATCGTTCCCAGTTGGCGAACATGATGACTTCGTGGATACTACAACCCAGGCGCTTTTACGTTATAGACAAGGTGGGTTTATTAACCTTGATACAGACGAAAAAGATGATGATCTTTTATACAGATACCGCAGAAAAGCTGCGTATTACTAGGAGAGCTAATGGCAACGCAAAAATACATGGGTAAAGGTGTTTTGTTAGAGCGTCTGACAGAACAGATGCGTACGCAAAAAAGCCCACCCAAAGATCCAGAAGCTGCTGCACGTGCGGTATTAATGGCTCGTGGCATGTTAGATGACAAAGGTAATTACACAGATAAAGGCAAAGAACGCAACAACATGACAGCGGAAGAGCGAGCATTAGATCGAGCTTCTAAACGCACAGGTAGTCCAAGAACTGCGTTTAAGTACAACCCAAAAACAAATTTAGCACTAAGAAAGAAATAAGATGAGCATAGAAAAATCGTTATACGCAGCCCCAGAGGGTTTGGCGGCATTAGATCAAGAACCAGATATTGAGATCGAGATTGAAGATCCAGAATCAGTAAAGATGAGCGTCGAAGGAGAAGAAATTCTTGAAATGCGCCAAGGTGAGGGCACTGAGGACTTTAACGAGAACTTGGCTGACGTATTAGATGAAGGCACTATTCAGTCTCTAGCTGGTGATCTGTCCGAAGATATTGATAACGACATATCTTCTCGCAAAGACTGGGAGCAGATGTATAAGGATGGTATTACGCTCTTGGGCTTGAAGTTTGAAGAACGTACAGAGCCATGGGATGGCGCATGTGGCGTGTTTCACCCAATGATTACAGAAGCGGTGGTGCGGTTTCAATCAGACACCATCATGGAGACGTTTCCAGCAAAAGGGCCCGTAAGGACACAGATAGTTGGTAAAGAGACGCCAGAGAAGAAAGAAGCGGCGACTCGTGTTGAAGAGGACATGAACTACCAGCTCACGGAGAAAATGCCTGAGTATCGTCCTGAGCACGAGAAGATGCTGTGGAACCTGCCAAGCGCTGGTTCGGCGTTTAAGAAGGTGTACTACGACCCAAGCCTAGAGCGCCAAGTATCCATATTTATCCCAGCAGAAGATGTGATCCTGCCATACGGCGTATCGGAAATTAACACCTGCCATCGCATTACACACGTGATGCGTAAGAACAAAAACGACCTGTTAAAACTCATGAATGCGGGGTTTTATCGGGACGTTGAGCTAGGTGAGCCTAGTAAATTTACTAGCGACATCCAAGAACGCAAGGACAAAGAGACCGGGTTTTCAGCGTCTTATGACGACCGCTTTGAGATTTATGAGTCGCACGTTGACTTGGATATTCCTGGCTACGAGGACTTGGATAAAGACGGCGAGCCAACAGGTATTGCTCTGCCATACGTCGTGACGATGATCCGTGGCACGAACGAGGTATTAGCAATCCGCCGTAACTGGAAAGAAGAAGATCCGCTAAAGTTAAAGCGGCATCACTTCGTGCACTACCAGTACATCCCTGGATATGGGGCGTATGGTTTTGGTCTGTTCCATCTAATCGGTGGATATGCTAAATCAGCAACATCCATAATGAGGCAGTTGGTTGACGCTGGTACGCTAGCGAACCTGCCCGGTGGTCTAAAAGCCAGAGGTCTGCGTATTAAGGGCGATGACACGCCAATTAGTCCGGGAGAATTCCGTGACGTAGATTTGAGTAGTGGCAATATTCGAGACAACATCCTGCCCCTGCCGTACAAAGAGCCTTCGATGGTTTTGTCGGGGTTAATGGACAAGATCGTAGAAGAAGGCAGACGCTTTGCGGCTACTTCGGATATGAAGATTGCCGATATGTCCAATCAGGCGCCAGTAGGTACAACGCTTGCTATCCTTGAACGGACGCTGAAGGTGATGTCTGCGGTTCAAGCCCGTGTACACTATTCGATGAAGCAAGAGTTGCAGCTTTTGGCTGCGATTATCAGAGATTACACAGATGACGAGTACACCTACGAACCGGAAGACGGAACAGCACGTGCGAAGAAGGCGGACTATAGCAATGTTGAAGTGCTTCCCGTCTCAGACCCAAATGCGGCTACCCTTTCCCAAAGAGTCGTTCAATACCAAGCCGTCATTCAATTGGCGCAGATGGCTCCACAGATTTACAATCTGCCAGTTTTACATCGTCAGATGTTGGAGGTGTTGGGTATTAAGCATGCGAGTAAGCTGGTGCCGTTGGAAGAAGACCAGAAACCGAAAGACCCCGTAACAGAGAATCAGAACGTTCTTAAGGGTAAACCCTTAAAGGCATTCTCGTACCAAGACCACGAAGCACATATCAAGGTGCATCAGATGGCGATGCAAGATCCCATCGTACAGCAACTTATTGGGCAGAACCCCATGGCGCAGGTTATACAGTCAGCTATGCAGGCACATATCGCCGAGCACGTGGGTTATGCGTATCGCAACAAGATCGAGTTGGCTCTGGGCGTTGCTCTTCCAAGCTCAGAAGACGAGTTGCCAGACGATATGGAGAAAGAAATCAGCCGCCTCATGGCAGAAGCCGCACCACAGGTGTTGGCAGAGTCTCAAGCTATGGCTGCTCAACAACAAGCCCAGCAGAACGCTCAAGATCCAGTCCTACAGATGCAGATGCAAGAGCTCCAGCTCAAAGCCCAAGAATTGCAGCTCAAAGCCAAGAAAATACAGGTGGACGGGGCTGCCAAGATGGACGAGCTAGCCATGAAGAAGCAGGATCTTGAGGCTAAAGCACAGCTTGAAATGGTAAAAATAACGCAAGATATGACCAAGAATCGTGAAAATCTTCAAATAAAACAACAACTTGAGATGATGAAAAAGAAAAAGGAGTAATGCATGCAATTAGAAACGATGAGTTTTGCCCAAGCGCTTAGAGAGAAAATTCGCTCGGACATGAACAACTTTACAGACGACATGGCTAGTGGACAGTGCATTGACCATGCGTCTTACAAGGAACTTTGCGGGGTGATTCGAGGTCTAGCCTACGCAGAGCGGCATTTAATTGACCTCGCTGACAACATAGAGAAGGCTAACGATGAGTGAAGCTATAGCAGTTCCGGAGAAAGAGTTAATCCTGCCGCCGGGTGTAAAAGCCCCAGAAGTGGATGCAGAGTACGAAGCAGCAGAAATTAAAGCAAGAGCGTTACCAGAGCCAAAAGGCTGGCGGATGCTGTGTGCTTTGATTGACCCTGACGATACTTATGAAAGTGGTCTTGTAAAAGCCGATGCGACCAAACAGGTTGAGGAGCTAACCTCCCCAGTGCTGTTTGTCATCAAAATCGGACCCACTGCATATGATCCAGAGAAGTTCCCAGAAGGACCTTGGTGTAAGGAGGGTGACTTTGTTATTACCCGCCCGTATACCGGGACACGGATCAAAATCCACGGCAAAGAGTTTCGCTTGATTAATGACGATCAAGTGGAAGCAACAGTCGAAGACCCACGCGGAATTTCCCGCGTTTAACAGGAGAAAAATATGCCAGATAATGACGAATTTAAGTTTCCTCATGAAATAGAGGAAGAGGCGCAAGCCGACACCGAGATTGATATTGATGTATCGGCGGAATCCGATGTAGACATTGAGATTGAGGACGATACCCCCGAAATTGACCGCAAAGCCAAGCCCCTAGAGCGGGAAGTAGAAGACCCAACGGATGAAGAAATTGAGTCTTATACCAAGGGAGCACAGGCACGGATCAAAGAACTCACCCACGCACGTCACGACGAAAGACGGGCTAAAGAAGAGGCTTTGCGTGAAAAAGTTGAACTTGAACGGCTAACTCAACAGATCTTGGATGAGAACCGCAGGCTCAAAGAGTATGTAAAAACAGGCGAAACGACATACCAAGAAACGCTACAGGCTAAAGCCGAAGCTGAAATGGAAATGGCGAGACGCAAGTTTAAAGAAGCACAAGAGTCTTACGACTCTGATGCCATGCTTG